GGATCGGCCCCAGCGGGTGCGGCTGACGAGGGCGGGACTGTAACGGTCGACGACCCACCCGGAACTGTGACGGAGTTCGCCACGCCTAACCCTCAACAGAAATCTTCTGGAGGGCGACGCTGAAGGTGAACGTCTTCCCATCTGCCGTCGCGTCGGCTTGCGTCGTGTAACTTGGCGCGTTCATGCACGGGATCGGAACAGACTGGAAGTCTGCTGTGCTCGTTACGGACGTGAAGTCAAACTCCACCTCGTAGATGACGGGGGACGTGGCGAGGGTAGATCCGTCACGGATTGTCACTGTGACCTTTCCACCTGTGGAGCCGAGTGTCGCCCACGCTCCAATCACAAGAACCCCCGCCTGACCATAGCTCAGAAGGCTAGTGGATACCGGCGCAGAGTCTGATGCGGTGAGGCTGATCGCAGAGTTGTTGAGATAGAGGGGGAGGGAACGTGCCATTCTTCGAGTCTCCTAGGCTTGCCGACAGTGCTCGCGAGCTGTCGACTTAATTCATGTCAAGAGCATAGATTGCATACTGCCCAACGATACCAGCGGTCGCCCCGCTTGCCATCGATGCAGTGATGAAGGCCCCAGAACCAAACTTGATGCGACTCGCTCCGTTGGTCCCACGGTCATAGATGTTGTCGTAGATGCCCTCGTCGGCAAGGCTTAGTCCATCGATCAGGGTGTCCGCGCTCGTGGTGGCGTCTGCGGCGGCACCGATGTCAATCGTGCAAGCACCCGAAGACCCTGTTGTGAGCTGGATGACAACCCGCAAGACAACCAAGTCCGTACCATAAGTGTTCTCCACAGCGAAGACCCCACCCGCTGCGTCGTCAGCCGAGAGAGCGCCCTGCAGCCACATCCCGGCAAACTTCGATACGTCGTCCCTACCCACGCCGTTGGACTTGGAGGATCCGGCGGTCTTGACCTGGAGCTTTCCGGTGGAACTGTTCACCTCGATGGTGTCAGCGTCGGCGCATGTGCTCTTTAGGGCTTTGTCTCCGACAGACTGCGAGGTGATCTCGCCCCCGTCTTCAACAACAGTCAGGTCTCCGATGTACGAAATTCCACCCGGCATTCTCTGCTCCTATTCGACATCAGGGACTTCGCCACGCTGGCTGTTGTCGCTGACGTTGTCGCCACGGATCTTGCTTCGTTCCGTGCTGTGATCAATGTGATAACTCGTGATCTGAACTTGTTGTAAGTCGAAGTCATACCGCATCTTGCGAACCATGCCCACATCTGAGTTGATGCCCACCATATCGTACTGGATAGCATCGCCCATCTCCACCCGGAAAGACCGAACCCCGTGGGTGGCCTGAACGGTGCGCTGTGGCTGGGATCGCTCCTCTCCTAGGGACCAAGCAGCCGAAGAGTTCCCCTTCGCGCCATAGTGCAACCAGTGCTCTGCTTTGATGCTCGACGTAACTACAGAGTTCTCCTTGGTCGGTCCCTGCTCCGCTGTGTCCGAATGTTGGTATCGCTCTACGAGGACAGGGGAGATGTTGTCCTCTCCTCCCGAGGTTGCCGTTGTGGACGCCACCGTTGGGTGCCCATAGTGGGGGGGCGTATCAACGAACACCCTGTTCGCATACTTGCCGTCCGCATTGTCGTATTGAGAAACTGCGGGAGGATCGGTCCTCGACATGTCTTCCACCCCAAAGCGATATGCGGGAGTTGTGTCGAATGACGACCTCCACATCGGATAGACCCTCCAGTCGTCTGCGATTGGGTCATAGCGCTGGGCGAAGTCGAAAGGAAAGAACTGGGCCAAGGTCCCAAAGGCCTCCCTAGCGGAAAGGGGGTCGTCCGAGGGGTCGAGGGGCACAACGCAAGCAAGGTTTGCGTATTCGCTGGGGTCGACCACGGTCGGTATTGATGCCCGGAAGTCGGCTATCGCTGTCGTTCCTAGGGCGTCTGGAAGGTTCAGCATGTCGGGTCGGGAAATCGCGTCCTCGATCACCTCCCACACAGCAGCCCTCGTGACCCCGGTGTCCGCATAAACAGACACGGGATAGTTTCCGCTCGTGTCAGTCTCATAGCTGGAGTGCTGACCAACGTAGGTCCCTTTTACCCGAGCAAACGCCCGAGACTTCGCCCCACCTGCGGGAGACCACCACACAAAGCTGAACGCAGAGGTAGAGGGGACTCGGATCCTTACACAAGTTCCCGCTGGGCCCATCGTCGGATCCAAGAACTCAATGGTCTCGATGGAGTGAGCCAGCAACTCGAGTGGGGTGTTTTCTCCGGCTGTGTTCTCATAGAAGACCTCGGAGACATAGCAGTTCCTCTGAGGGGAAACCCAGCAGAACACATACGTCTCCGAGAGGCTGATTGGGTGCCTTCCGAAGGGAATCAGCTCGCGCCAAACATAGTCGTCTGAGATAACAGACCCGTTGCCGAAGTTTAGGCCCAGGAACTTGCCGATGTGGTCGGGGTTCAGCATGTATTGCGTCGGGGCGTAGTTGTGTGTTCCTCCGGTGTTTGGGTAGGTAAACACGTCGTCGATGTCGGTCGGGATCGCGCCTTGAGGCCAATCTAGGGTTGGTGGGAACAGCGGGTTGATGTCCATCACTAGCTGAAACGTGTTGGCGTTGATTGAGCTTGGGTTTCGATCCAGCGTCCCGCGCCCCATGACCTGGGTGTCGCCCGTGTCTAGATCCAGCAACCAGAGCCTACACTCGCGCCCCTTCCACCTTCCAAAGACAATGTCCCTGCGAAGATCGCCCGCTGCCGGCACAGAGGACTGGGGGCCCCCAGAAATATCTACATTGAAGGTCAAGTCAGAGATTGCGCCAATGAACTGGTCGATGTTTCCCATCGTAAGGTCCATCGACGCGCGCCCTATCCTGGCTTCCCACACACAAGTGTCTGCGACCCCCTGCCCTGGATACGAGGGGACCGGGACCGTGAGCCCGCTGCCTACCCTTCCCTTTGGCCCACACCAGTGAACCATCCGCTCCACACCGTTCTCGTCGTGATAGGTGGCCTCAAAGAGATAGGCGAGGCTCAGCGCTCGCTCTCTGGTTGTCCAGTCAATGGGCATTAGCGGATCTGCTCGATCTTCAAAGAGCCAGACATATAGTCCGCGCTCTCTCCAACGAAGGTATCCAAGGAATACTCCTGCAACGCCCCCCAGACCAGAAACCCCTTGTCTGCCTCACCCTGGGCCCCGAAGGCCCCACTGGTGATGTCGTCCCACCTGAGGGCCCAAAGGAGGCCTTCTGCTTTTCCGTGTCGCACCACCCCTTGAATTACTGTGCGATAGTCGGCAGCTCCCCATGCGTCGAAGGAGAGGGGGACGTTCCATCTCCGAAGTTGGGTGACGGGGTAGTAGTTGTTGATCCCAAGTCCTCGCTGCGGCTGCTGCATCCCGTGACCAGCAAGGGTTGTGATGGTCCTCGTCGCGCTCCACGTAGGATCAAAGGCCTTGCAGAGACCGACCTTGTGTCGACGGACCTCGTCTTGGTGTCTCCAGATCCACATCCAATAGCGCTCCGAAGCTGCCACCCCCGAGTTGTGAGCGAGTCGGATCGGGTTTTCTGGGTTTGTGGGAGCTGGAGAAAAAGTCAAGGATGTGCTCGCTGATGAGGACCAACTTTGAACATCAAAGGCCAGCACCGTCGAGTTCCCGTAAACATTGATGGACGATCCATCTGCCGCGTCATCGACGCCCCCCGAGACATCCACGTCACAGAGCCACGCCGACATGTCTGCGGTGCTGTCCCCTTTGTCAAAGAGAATCATGGTGGTGGTGTCGTAGCGGTATTCGTCCGCAAAAACATTCACTGTTGCGGTTGTGTCCGCAGACGGATCGAAGCCCAACTCCTTGGCGAGGCTGGTCCCGTCCCCGTCACTTCCGTGGACCCCAGTCTTCCAACGGAAGTAGACCGTCCCAGACGCTGCAGTAAAGACGAACTTTCCTGAATAGTGATACGTGCAGTACCACCCGGTATACGGACCAGACGCCTGCAGTTGCGTTGTGATCGCTGCAGCGAGCCCGACTGGAGAATAGAGACCGTAGGGAATGTCATAGGTGGTAATTGAGCCAGCGGGGGTGGCGCTGATCTCGATATATCGGTTGCTTGCGTCAACAGTGAACACGTTGAGCGAGCTGCCTTGCGCATAATCATCCGCTCCCGTAATCCACCGAACCCGAGGCCTAGGATCAGAGACGTTGTCGACGTAATTCCCGTCCTGGGCTGGGGTTGCCGAATAGTTTGATCGGTTGGCAATGTTTCCCTTGAACTTGTCGGTAAGAAAGAATGCGGTGAGCATTAGACGTACTCCTGTCGGACCCGGTTCCCGTAAGCGAGCCCGCGCTCTTGTTGGCGAACGAGGTAGGTGTCCACAGACTCACCGAGGACCCTTCCGTCCAGCTCGACTGTAGTCCTGATGGTCTGCTCTCCACCACCACCCTGCATCTGCGCCTTTTGGATTGCGAGCATCTCGGTGATGTGCTTAGTCCCCACGGGATCGACCAGCGTCTCGTCGTTCCGCATGACGATGGCAGAGTGGTTGTTGAGCCCGGCTTTCCTGAGGACATCCCCGGTAAGCCCCGCGTCACCGATGCCCTGAATGCTCGTGCCTACGATAGTCGCGATCTCTGCCGCACCAGCAACGCCTGCTGCTATCCCGAGGGGAATGTTGGGCACAGGGGGGACGGCAAGCGCTTCAGAAACAGCCCTTGCCGTGTTCACGGTGGCTGTCGCCAGGGCAAAAGCCTGCGAAATATGGAAGAGCGCGACGGCATGCTTCTTAGCCTCCTCATCACCCCTTTCGTAGGCAAGCATCGCAAGCTCAGACAAGGAACTGAACAAACTAGAGAAACTCTGAGTAACCTGCCCTGCGGTGTCGAGGGAGCGCTCCATCGCTTCCCGCTCTATGTCTGCCTGCTTTGCGGCTGACTCTTGGATTAGTTTGATCTTCCCGTCGCTATATTCTTTATCGGCCACCGCGCGCAGCCGCAGAGACTCTTCATATTCAAGGCCCCCCAACCTAAGAGCCTTAGAGATAGTGTCGTGCTCTCTCGACCACCGTTCAGTCAGTTCGGTCTCTGGGGTCTTGTAAAACGTCTCATACAGAGCGTTCTGCAAGCCCTCCATCTCCTTGTTTTGAGCTTTAATCCACCTGAGCAACTCCTTGGCGGCATCCGTCTGACCTTCGGTTGCCTTCGTGTCTTTCTTTCTGTTCCCAGCTAGCGCGGCTATGTTTTGCCTGAGCTTCTTGCCGTCAAACAACTCCTTTCCTTGACCCTCAACGTGTTTTCTGTGCTCTGACCGGAGCGCACCATAAGCCTTCTCCTGGGTCTTCAAGTTGCGGTTTGCGCGGGAAAGGGCTTCGTTGAGCGCTGCCGTGGCGTCTTTCGCGCTCTTAATTGAGTCACTGTAGAGACCCACCGACTTCAGTGCTTCCTTAAACCCCATCCCGGCTTGCATCTCCAACAGAGCGTCATCAAGCGAGCTTATGCGGTCTTCTGTTGCCTGTATCTGAACCTCAACTTGGCGCATGTCTCCGACGAGCGTGTTCGAGAACGTCTTGCCTGACTGTTTTTGAATGCCGAAGAAGGCCTGCGAAACAAGAAGCAAGCCCTCTGCCAAATCAAGGACCTTTATAAGGAAGTCGGATATTGCTCTTCCGTCTAACGCAACAAGGAAGTTTGTAAGCGCTGTTGCTGCCGAAACAAGTGCCGGGATCAACTCCCTCCCCATCTCGATCTTTAGCCCCCGGAAAGCGTGCTCAAGGTCTGCCTGTGCGTCAACCAGGGACTCTGAGCTTGCGAGAACGTCCTCGCTCATAACAGCGTCAAGGTCCTCAAGGACGGACTTCATGTCGGTGATCCCCTTGGACCCGCCCGCCATCATGTTCGCCATCTCGGTGCCGGATCGCCCCAAGAGGAGCATCATCGAACCTGTGCGCTCTGCACTTGGCCCCATCGCAGCAAACCTATTGGCTAAATCGAGAAAAACATCATTCACGTCTCGCAGAGTGCCGTCGCTCTTCATCAGTTCGATGTCAAGAGCCTCAAATGTCTCCTTGATTTGCCTGGATCCGTTTCGAGCATCGACCATGACGCGACCGAGCTTCTTTAGTCCGTTAGATACGTGCTGGACGCTCGTTCCTGCGCGCTTCGCCGCGAACTCGAAAACCTGATACTGCTCTGCAGTGACGCCGACCATCCTGGCCTGCTTCGCGAGCCTGTCTCCAAGAACCGCAAGCTCCACCCCCGCCTGCTTGAAAGACCCAATAAGCAGCCTCCCCGCTGCGTCTAGTGCCTTATAAGCAAGCACTGCCGCGCCCGCCTTAACAGCCAACGCACCCATCCCCGCGCCCGTTTTCTTCGATTGCTTTGAGACCTGCCTTAGCCCGCGAACCGCCCCCCTTACGTTCGCTCCGATCTTGAGGTTCATTTGTTCCGTCTCCTGGCTCGCTCTGACTCAATTTCTGAGTGATGAGCGGATACAAGCTGTGATTCAGTCTCGATAATACCTATGGCATCGAGGAGGCGGGCGTCTTGTTCTGAGAGCGGACCCCCTTCGGGCAGAGCCTTGAATCGAGACCATGCACTCCACTGATGGATAGCAGACCAGATCCAGGGCTCGCACTCCCGCAGCGGACACCCGGACATCTTGCGGTCTACGGGATAGCACCCTTCGGGTCGGTTGCGAGGCAGCTTGACTGGGGTGCGGAAGCGAAGCCTTCCTTGCTCATCTGGATCCCCGTCAAGGCACCTCGTCCCTCGGCACGCGCCCCACAACTTGCACCCACCCCACCCACTCTTTGACCAAAGTTCTGACTCTTCTTTCGTGGGCTCGCTCTTCGCGACGTACTGGAAGGCTGCCCTTAGTCTTTTCCCTCTTCCTCGCTCACCGACCCCTCCTCGATGATGTGCGCGCAAAGATCCGCAGACAGGTCCTCCAACTGAACCAACGCCTCGAGCAACTCGTCGCGAGAGGGAACCTCGTCGTTGATTGTCAGGTCTCGGCATCCGACCACAAGATCCCGCATCAAGTCTCCCCGGAATCGAGCCATCATCTCGTGCGCCTCTTGCTGGGACGCGACGACCCCCTCGATGGCACCCTCGGAAAGAGCCTCTGGGTCGCCTTGAGTGGCCTCTGAGAGCCCGGTGACTGCCTTCTGGATCCGAAGAGACAACTCTAGGTGCCTCGTCCTCCATCCGTGGGTTATAGGTCGGTACAGGATGACCGCAGTGTCTCCACTTGCGTCCTCCATCCTGAACTCTCGGACGTTCCATGTATTGAGTTCCACCGTGGTGCTCCGGTGTTAGTGGTTAAGGTCAGCCGACCATCAAGTAAATCTCTGTTTCTGCAGCGGTCCCCTTGGCCTGTCCGGTCAACGATACCGTGACCTCGTCGCCGCCCCGATCCATGTCAGGCTCCTCGAACTGGAAGGTGGGCATCTCGATACCCAAAATCGCATTCTCGGCCTCTCCCTGCTGGGCAATGACCGAGAGAGCCTCCCGGCTGCGCGACTGCATGGCCCGAACGAGCGTGGAGTCATAGAAACTCCACCCGTCGAGGGTAGCGGTGACGTTCCGCATTCCACCGACGTATCCATCCACGACGTAGCCATCACCGTGCACGTTCTCACGGTAGATGATTCCCTGGTCAACCTCGATAGAGATCGTGCCAGCCTGAAGCGCTGCGCCGTCCACGAGTAGCTGTCCAGAGGTCGCTGGAATTGGCGTCCCGGCATAGGTCCCTGCCGGCTGGTATGGGTACATCTGAGAACCGTCTGCGTGCGTGGCTGCCGCTCCGCCCCCAGCGTAGACCCCGCGCGTGTCCACAGTAACGGTGTTTCCAGAGATGCCGATGACCTTGAACACTTCGCTGTCAATCTGGAAGTAGTAAGGAGTTGAGGCCGAGGCGTCCGAAGGGATCGCCGCTCCGCTGGTCACATCAAAGGTTACGTCCGAGGCGTTCAGGGTTCCACCGTGATCCAGCGTCGTCTGAACCATCCGATTGTCCTGCCGACCCGTTCCGCTGAAGGTGATCCGAGCTGCCTCGTCGCCGCCCATTGCAATGCTCTGGGTACCGACGACGCCACCGATGATGCGGTCTGCGCTGTTGTTGTTCATTGCCCACAAGGTAAGGGCGTCAGGGGTCGTGTCCTTGGCGTCCTTGGGCTTATACATGATGGCACCCTTGACGTTCGCAGACGCAGCGGGGGTGTTGATGAGCGCGGGGGAGACCGCAAGGTCTGTTCCTACCGTGTCAACCCCTGTCACTCTGCGGATCTCGTATGCCCCGGTGCCGTTGCCGGTCTCCACAATCACAGCATCCCCAACCAAAAACCCAGTGGAAGACGCAACATCAACGCGCGTCGTCGTGCTTGAGCCTCCCGAGACCGTCGTGGTCGTCGCAGAGCGATTCGTAACCTCTTGCCAACCACCCGAAGTCATCAAATCGATCCAGTCTGGAGCGGTTCCTCGGGTTGTCAGGTAGGCGTAGCACTCAAGGCTGAACTCAGCAGTCCGCTTCTGGTCAATGACGCCGAGGGCTGTTGAGGTGCCTCGCTTGTCCTCAAACATCGCGAACGGTGACTTCCCGTTGACTGATGCCGTGATCACCCGAATCGCGTCCGCAGCCACGGGATAGTCTGTCGCAGCTTCCTTGAAGGTGCTCTGTGGATCCGCGAAGAGTACGAGGTCGCGTCCGATGTCTGTTGAGGGCCCGGTCATCTTAATAATCCTCCTGCATCCGAACCGAGTAAGTGGTCCGAAGCATCATGTTTGGCGTCGATGCCTGAATCTCAGGATCGAATGCCAGATCATTGGTTTCGATAGTACAGCGAATCACTCGTCCTGTGGCAACCGTTCCACCGTTCGACAAGGTCCACCCCTGCCGCCCCATAGGAAGGCGACGAAGGAAGATTTTCGTAAGGGCGTCTCGGTAACGGCACATAGCAAGACCCACATCTGCCTCACTGCCGTTGATATTGAGGTCCAGGACCGTGATCCGGCTCTCAAGAGAGACGTTGATCATCCTAGAGTTTGGCTGCTGCTCTGCCGTGTCCGAATTGTAAATCGTACACATGTGTGGGAACTGCCTAGCCTGCATCCCCTTTGGGTAGAACTTCTCGAACTGAGAGATGTCTGGAAGCTCCGCAGTAGAGAGGCTCTTCTCGGATCGCATCGTCGCGAGCTGAGCGTTGAGCCCATAGGTCCCGTCTGTCAGGAACTCGCCCATTGCCTCCACTGCAGCCTCAGCCCCGTAGTACGCCACCCCTATCTCCAGGTGCCGTTGACCATCTTCTTGATAGTCGCCCGCGCGCCAGCCTCGCTCTCAGCGTGCTTCTTGCCGAACGAGCGCTCGATCTCTGGCTTGAACACCCTGCGACGGGCGAGGACAATGTGCGCCTGCATGATTTGGCCTAGGGCATAGGCGAACTCGCTCTTGTTCGATGCGTCTCTTCCGAAGCGGACGGGGGGGCGAGGCTCTTTGTTGGCTCCCGCATAGGCGTTGCCCCTCCCCTTCTGGTGCGCCTCGGCATAAGTGTGGAGCCTCGTGCCCTTCCTTATGCCGATCTCCATGCTCTTTCGGTTGCGCTTAAAGAGAGAACCCGGACCTCCCTCAACCAAAGCGTTATAAAGCACCTTATCCCGCTGTAGAATCGGGAGGCCAGGGTAATGGCGACTCTTCCACCCTGGATAGGTCTTGCCTTGAAGGGTGGCAAACCTCTCCCCGGTGGTCGTTCCCTCGGAGTCCAGGTGCTGTCGCTCGTGGTTGCGGAACAGCTTGCGGACATCGGTCCACGCTCTTCGCCAGTCCTTCACTTCCGCCGCCCAGCCCTCAAACGCCAGCGTGAGATGCTTCATCTCTGGCTCAAAGGTGAAGGTGAAGGTCTGATCAGCGGGGGGCATTAGAGGTCATCCCCATCCTGGAACGCAGGAGGGACAGCGTACTCTCGGTCGCCCGTTCCGGGGGTGTAGTCGAAGTCTGGATCGGAGTCCTGGGTCCAGTTGGACTTAGACCAAATCGACGGTCCAGTGGTCGTCCCCGTTGCCCCGTTTGCTATGAGGAAGGTCCGCTGATCCCAAAGCTGACCAAGGAGGAGGTTTCCCCTAGCAATCAACTCGTCTGCAGTGGCCTTGCCGTCTGCCCCGATGCTTCCCTTAGCAAGCAGGATGTTTCCACTAGCCAGGAACATCTCTGCGCTCTGCGCCATGTTCTCGGCAATGGAGGACGCTGTGAAGGTATCTGCCATACCCGCAGCAATGAAGGCGAGGCGCACCTCGTTGTACGCCTTCTCCCAGACCACATTGGCTTGCGTCAGCGTGGGCGTCGTGCTTGAGCTTAAAGTCCCAAGCTGAGGAGCCATGCTCGTAGCAGTCGCGATGTCTGCGTTGTATGCCACGAGATGGACTCCTAGTCGGCTGCCTCAGCCTTGGCCTTCTTCTTGGTGGTGGACTTTTTGGGGGCGGCCACTGCCATCCCCCTGCGGACCAGTCGCTCCGCGTTGTCCTCGTCAACATCGATTCGGTCGCCGGGCTTGTGCTCGACCCCCGCAATCTCGCAGACGCACTTCAGAATTAGCTTAGGCATTCTCAGCCTCCAGCTCCCCCAAGCGCTCCTCAATAAGATCCCTTCCACCCTTTCGACCGTCTGCCTCGTGCATCTCTAAGAGAAGTTGCGAGTCGTCAATGTCTTTGAGGATGTTGGGGAGGAGGCGCAGGGGGACGTTTGTAATCGAAGAGGGGTCCGACGAATCAAACCCCGAGACCGATGTCGTCCTGGCCTGTGGCTCAGGGGCGGGACGATCAACAGCCTTCTCTTCGATCAGACGAAGGACCCCGGCAGCGCAGAGCCCGTCTGCATCTACGCCGCTAGGGGCAATCGACCCAGCAGGATACTTGATCCCACTGTGGATAAGGCACTGTCCTTCGCGGACTTCGTAAGACATGAGGGGTGCTCCTCTCTCTTTTATTGACAAAGAGCCCAAGACTCTCCGTTACAAACCATGAAGGCTGCCTGCCCTGCCCCGATAGAAACTGCGGGGTCCAGGGCATCACCCGCTGAGTCGTGGATGTTGAGGTCGTCAGCGTCGTCCGACAGGTTTTCGATCCTAAAGAAGAGGCCTGAAGATGCCCCCTCTTGAGGAAGGTTTACTTGCCTGGGTGCCCCGGCTGGGTCGAGCAGCAAAAACTGCGCATCCTGAGGAGTTAGCGACTTGGTGCCGCTAAGTTCCTCGTAGAGGTAGCCGAGTCGCACGCGCAACCCGTTGACCGGGTTCGACGCAACACCTTGGTAAAGCAGAGTTTCTGCCATGACAACCTCCTACGATACGACGGTGGTGTACAGGTAGCCGAGGTCCGTGGTCGGAGCCGCGAACTGGTCGTTCCACACCATGTCAATCTGCTCGACGTAGGGAGTGGGCTCCCACCGACGCACAGCACCGTCCGAGGATCCCTGGAAACGCCACCGCTGGAGGCACGACTGGGGAGTCATCGGGGAGGGCGAGGAGCGAAGGCGCGCAAACAGGAGGCTCTTGCCCCAGATATACGCATTGGTTGCCGTCTGTCCCTCGGCTGCGGTGTTAGCCACTGCCTTGCCAACCCAGATCGTCTCGACATCGAGAGCGCGAGCTAGGTCCTCGTTGGTCAGAAGACCGACGCGGCTGCTGGTACGCGAGCAATACTCAAGGATGAGCGGGTGCTGGCGAAGAGCCTTGTAGACCTCGTAACCCATGATCGCGACGTTGGGGGTCTCGCCACTGTTCTGGATCACCGTGTCTCGCGCCGACTGGGCGGTGCTGATCGGATCAGATGCCGCATTGTCGAACCGGTCCGAGCCGCTGAGGGCTGCGGTCTTGCCCGAGAACACCGTCCCCGAGAAAGCAACAGCAGCAGCCGCGCGCTCGCGGTTGATCGCGCACTCGCGAGCGAGGACAGCGGTGTTCGCCTGTCGCAGGTTCAGACCGTTGCCCTGAGCGTAAGCCTCAGAGGTCTTGCTGATCTGGACACCGAGCCCGTTCGCGTCCACTTCCCACCCGTCGACCTTGCTGACCGAGGTGCTGATCTGGAGAGGCGAGGCCTGTCCGTCAGCGATCACCATGTCGTGACCGGGGGAGGCGGAGGCGAAGCCACCGTCTACGTTGTAGAACTTCCCGGTTTTCGTAGGAACGTCTACCGAGGGAAAGATGTCGTCAGCAATGAAGCTGCCGAGGGAGGGGCCGAGGAGCCGACTGTACTTAGTCAGCATCTTGTCGTGAATGTACCCATGAAGATTGGACATTTTTGCTATCTCCTATCGATGTCTACTAAGTGGTTTCAATCCAGGCGGGGGCCCAAAGGAAGGCGGCAACGTCGCCGTTAGCGGCGTCTTGGAGGGCGATCCCGAATGTGTGGGAGTCCGTCCCGCCGCCGGCAGCTCCAGCGACGGCTACGGCGTTTCCGCTGCCATCCGACCCGGCCTGTTGACCGGCGTTGATGCTTCCGCCGCACTTCACCTTGATGATGCCGCCAACCTGGACCGGAAGATACACTGCCGTCGAGGAGCCATCAGCTACGTCGTTGGTCAGCGCACCAATCGCGAGGTCGTTTGCACCACAAACGTCCATGTCGTCGCTGCCGTTGGGCTTAACGAGAAGCCATTCGCTAGAAGACATGTCGGCGGCAGTTCGCCGCGTAAGGATAGAGGGGTCAAAGGGGGTGCTCATCGTAGAGTCTCCTAGGAGTCGAGGTTCTCGGCATCGTATGCCGCGAGCTTGGTGGGGTCGGAAAGAACAGCCTGCATCGCGCGAGCGAACGCTGCTGCCGGGTCAAGGCCTTCCTCTGCCGAGATTTTCTCGGCCAGAGCGGTGCATTCAGCAGAAACAGAAGAGCGCTGAACCCGCTCAGCGTCTGTTCCGGCGTTGCCAATTTCGGTGACGCCAATTCGGTTCAAGAAATAAGCGCGGTTGGCGCGCTCTTCGCCGCAGTGTGTATAGATGTCGAGGTAGTCGTCACGCTCGCTGGCTGCGATTCGACCATCAGCACAAGCCCGATCAAGCATTCGCTCAATCTCCTTGGCCTCAAGCTCTTCAAACTTGGCTTTGATGGTGTCTCGGTCTTCAGTCACCGTGTCGAGAGCCTCAGAAAGCGAGTCAGCCTTGGCCGCGCGCTCTCGGAGAGACTCAATCTCAGCGAGAATCTCAGTCTCTGTGACGCCTTCGCCCAGAGAAAGAGCTTGCGAAATATTCGATGTACCCATGTCTGGATTCCTCTTTTCAGATGCTGCCACTGGCTGCATGCCAGCGACGAAAGGTTCGTTGGTAAGAGTGCCGCCGATCAGAGCCCACTCTCCGAGCTTTTCGCCCGTCTTCTTCGACCGAGCACCGTCCGCAGGGACTGCTTCGATGCTGAATCCATCAAACTCCCCAGCCCGAATCCTACGCTTGGCTTCTTCGGTCCACCTAACGGTTCCCATAAGGCTTGCCGAACCGTCGTCGTTGGCTCGAACATGAACGTCGATGATGCGCCCGGCAGCCTTGGTGCTCTCTGCGTCGAGGGCTCCCGAGATAGCCGCATGGTTGTACCCCACAGGCGCCCCGGTGGAAAACCAGCCCTCGGACTTAATGAGGGCATAACCACGAGACATCGATTCGATGTCTTCTACAGAGAGGGACACCTTGCGGTCTGAGGCTCTCCCGTAGTGTGTTCCCGAGCGAGCCAGCTCGACGGTCTTGTCAATTTCGACATCGTCAAGCCGAAGAGCCTCTGACCATTCAGACATCTGCTCGACTTCGCGAGAGGCTTCCTGCTGGTCCTCTTGGATCTCTTCGCTCTCCTCTGGGGTCTCGCTCATGTCCTCTTCGCGCTCGCCCTCAAGAATCTTGCGCCCCTTGGCCTGGACCTTAGCGATGATGTCTGCCGACAACTTTGCCTTGGGTGCTTGCGCGATTGCGTTGCGGAGATGCGGAAGGTCTACCTTCCCCGTGGCGTCTCGGTAAGGGAAGTAGCGAAGCGAGCGGGGAGTGGTGCGACCGTCGTCGTCCTTCTCGCCGCCCGGAGCGATATACAGAAACGCGGAGTCAGGCAAATCATTAATGAATGCCGTCGTCCATTCTGCGTAGGTCTGCTCCACTTCCTCGATCATGCGCTTAGTTTGCGGAAAAGACCGCCAGTTTCGCAAGGACGACCAGGACAAGGAAACTAGAAGTCGTCTCCGCGCCGACCCTTTCGGGACAGCCATTGGCTGCGATAGGGCTCTGAGGCTGGGGGGATGTCGTTGACTTCACGCAGGTAGCGAACCCCTTGCGTGGAGATTGCCTCTCCGTTTTCCTGAGCGATGACAGAGACGACATAGTCGGGATAGAGACCGATCCCTTCTGGGAGGTCTGTCCGCTTTGGTCTTCCGCCGGCCATTACTCAAACAACCCAATGATGAGGCAGTTGCACATGTTGTCTGCCTCGCACCACGATGCGGGGGTTGCATAGATCGGGAGCGCCGCCGCTCCGAAGGTCTCCCCGTCGTGCTCCTCGCAGGGAGAGCAGCTCCGAGACTCTGCAAGATTGGAGTACATGTATCTCCTTGCCCCAGAGGACCGAAGCCCTTGCGCCCTCCCCAGTCCGTAGGTCAGGTTGGACATCTGTTGAGCTAACCGGAAGTCAACACCAACAGAGAGGGCGGCAAGAGCCCCCGCCACTGCCACCAATCCTATACCGGGGGGTGGAACCGCGCCACCTACTCCTGCGGACTGCACGCTAGAGATCGCCACCCTTTGGATCCTGTCTGCGGCATCCCTAGCAGCGTTCGCTGCAGTGTTTGCGATAGCGTCCTCTGGGTCGATGTCGTCGATGTAGCTTTCGTCTTCGTCGTCAAGCGGGGTCGGAGCTGTTACTGGCTCCGCTAGGACAAAAGGGACCTCGAATAGATCGATCTGGTCTCCCTTCATCCTAGGCTTTGCTTCCCCGTCTTCGATTCTCGCGCGGAGAGAGGGGTCCTTCTCTTGGCGCTCAATCTCCCGGTCCACTGCCTCGACGCCCTTACCGTAGACATCCCGAAGTTCATCGATCAGTAGTGCCTCGAGTTCGTCTGTCCGGGGGATGGGAACCAGAAGCATCTCTTCGACGCTGTCTTCCTCTGCGAGCGAGGCTGAGTAGTCATCGATGATGCTGTTTCGCCACTCCGTCACCGTGTCTGCGATTGCTTGGTTCGCTTCGTCTTTTACTCCGGTTACCTCGGAATATCGGACGCACTTCTCAACCTCTCGCACCTCTCTGCCTCTGGGCCCTTCGATGAAAACGTCCATCTTGACCCGGTCGTTGAGCGCGATAGGCGTGTGGTTGCAGTCGTGAAGAGTCTCCTCTTCTCTCCTTGCCTGCTCTTCTCCTCGGCTTGAGGCGGATGGTTCTCCCCCCGCAGGTTGGGGATCGTCGGGGGGAGAACCTTCTGCTGGCCCATCGTCGTCGCCGGGCTCTACTGGCGCGTTTTGTCCGGGTCCTGTGGACGGGTCCACATCGATGGGCCGGGCTGCGTTGTCCACCCGTTGGGGGAGGGAGAGGACATCGCGGATCTTTGCTTCAATCTGATCGTCAGGGGTGACAACCCCTGCGTCTACTGCGGTCTTGACTGCTTCCACAAGCTGCTTCGGATCACCGACCCGGATCTCGCCTGCCTGGATGTAGGGATACTCTGTGATCCCGGAGTAGTTCCAGTTGACCAGCCGCTTAATGATGGCATGCGGACCCTGAGACATCGTCGTCGCGATGTTGTTGGCTGCTTGCTGCAGTGCCATCGTGTAGTGATCGAGCTGCCCCTGGATAAGCGAGTAGGCTCCCGCAGACTCTCCGGTAAACAAGAATTGACAGAGTGCCGCACGAGCCATGTCCTGCCCTGCGGCGATCCGAGCGTGGCGGATCGCGTCTGCCTTCATCGGACATTCGGTCCACTCAAGGTTGAAACCCTTGGGGAACATGGCGAAAGCCCGAATGCCGGCGCGCAGCTCGCGGAGAATGATGTTCACCTGCTCCACGTCGCCAGGGTTCGCTCCCGGCTCCACCGTGCATGTGGGGATTCCGTAAGCGCTCCGCTCATATCCTGTGGCTTCCAGCTTGAGGTAGGTGCGTCGTTGTCGCCACGAGGAGTAGCCGGGACGCAAGATCCCCATGGGCTCTGGATTGTCGCCCTCTGGTTGGAAGCGGAAGAGTACGATCTTGTCTGGGGGGAGGGTCGCCCCGGCGTAGGTGTTGGATTTGCTGCTTCCCTTTGGGGGATCGGCGGGATCTGCAAACTGACTGAAACCGTAGCGACCGTCTGGGTATTTTTGCCACTCGTCAATCGTCCACGGGAGGCGCGGGGCAAGGCTGTCAATGACGGTTGCGCCCAACTCTTTGTCAAATCTCGCCACTATTTCAAAAGCCGCGAGCCCCCTCCATGTGAACTGAACAGCCTGTTCCAGAAAGTTCGCCCACCCCCCTCGCATGTGCTCAAACAGGCAGTTCTGCACAAATTCGGCAATTTCGATGTTTTTGGGGTCATCTGATGCCGGCTGCACCGACCACTGCACAGAAAGGAGCGGAAGCGTCCATGCGAGACGTATTGCTTGGGCAACCGGGTCCTCTCGGACCATCTGATCGACGATTCCGATGTCGTCGTAGCTGCCGCGCCAGTCATAACTGTCCAGATTTGGGTTGTGATCAAGGTCAATCGTGCCCCCAATCAGGGGGATCCCGACGTATCCTGCGTCTTTTGACATCCCCCTGGCCTCTGCCAGTACGGTGGGATCAAAGGTTTCGGGGTAAACCGTGGCGGGAATTCCGGCCTTATTGGCCCGATCTACGTCCTCTGTGGAGACGCTGATCGGCCATTCCTTGCCTACCTTGGCATAATCTTCGGGCTTTAGGTCGCTCACGACGCCCCCTCACCAGTTGTCCGGGTGGTCAGCAGGATCTGACCAAGCATGCCCCCCGATGATGGTTGACATTGGCGGGGGATTCAAGTTTTGAATCTGAGGCGCCGCCATTACACCGTGACGATTGATCACATAGTAGCGGAGCGCATCCATCGCGTGGTCTTCGCGCCCTGTTTTCGCTGGCATCGCATCGTTGTTCTTGTTCTTGGGGTACGAGTAGCCCATCAGCGACCCGTGGATCCCCACTGCGCCGTCTGGGTAGCGAGCTGTGCGCTTGCTCTCTGTTAGGTGCTTGGCGACGAAGAGCTTGCGGTCCCCTTTGTGGTTCTGGAACAAACCCCGGACAGCCTCGACACCCGAGGGGATGTGCCGGTCCACCTTCGAGGTAGTGAAACGCATCGCGCCGGCAAGCACTCCCTCTTGCCTGAAGATGCTCTCGTAGACCTGCATCGACGACATGTTAGTCTGTGCGTTTCGATTCGCCCCAGCGGGGTCGCAGAACACATCGTTCATCACGACACCGTAAGACTTGAGCATCTGGGCGCACTCATGTGCGTGCGTAGTCTCTAAGGTGTCAGCCCCCACCACCTCCTCGATAATCACCTCTCCTTCGATCCCGTCAACGTCTCGATCTTGAATCAGCGCGAAGAACGGACGACGACCACCGAAGTCGAGTGCTCCCCAGGAGGCTGCGTCTGGATCCGGCTTTATGTCCACCAAACTCTCACCGAGCCTTGGCTCATAGGTGAAGTAGACGACACCCTGAAGGACAACGAACTCTCCCTCTAGGTAGGCTCGAGCCATTCGGTCAGAGAGGTTTAGAGAGTCGACGTAGTCGTCGGGCAGGTAGGGGTTGTCCCTCGATGAGGCCCGAACATAGGCTCTGCCCGGCAGATCCTTAGCCAGCTCGTCGTACATCCAGTTCATTGCCGGCACAGAAGAGATTGATCTGCGATGGATCGGCGCTCTAGGGTCTCGAATACGAGAGTTGAAGATCCGCCACGCTTCATGGGTAGCCAGTCGGGCCTCATCCATGACACCCCAACCGTAAGTACCACCCTCGATAGAGCCCGGATCATCGACCGAGCCAAAGAACCAGTCGGTTCCTCCCCGGCTAGTCGGGCTCTTCGGTGAACCGATGTCGAGGGTGAGCACCCTGTCCTGGGCGTTCCACTCGCGAGCCATGGGCCCGAGGCAGTCTTTCGCCTTCTCTCTTCCTCTAGGCCAGCGGCTCGCGCCCGGAAGCAGGGACACAATGGTGGGGTAGAGGGTCTTTCTCTGGACCGGGAAGGTGGGAGAGCAGAGGATTCCGGGGATCCCCGGCAGGAAGCAGGTGTTCCTGAAGGCCTCTGCGATAGCCCAGGTGGTCTTCCCCGAGCCCCAGCCTCCGAGATAGCCGACAATCGGCTCTGGGCGCGCGTGCGCCTCCAGCTGCTTCTTGAATGGCTTGTAGTTGAGGGTAAGGTCTGCCACTACGCAGACTCGATGTCCGCAAATGGCCCAGCGGGCAGATTCATCGCAACCTGCATAGGCTCGCCCTGCGACGTGACATCAACGCGACCGATCAGAAGCCCTTGGAGTTTCGCGAGGTGTGACTCCCACTTCAGAAGAGCCATCGAATAGCGGAACTCGTCTCTGGGGTGCATGTCGTAGGTTGCTATCCCCCTGCTATCAGGTCGCCCCTCGATGTTCCACCGGATCCTACGGATCTCTTCCATGCAGTTCTCGATAGCCAGCGACAGGTTGCCGGCCTGCTGCTCTTTTCCCTGCTGCGCCCACTGTTCGTAGACCGCCTTGATGTCTTTCTGGATCGTGGACTGGGCCACCCCGTACTTCACAGCCAGGGCCTTCTTAACCTCACCGTAAGAGACTCTCTTGGCGAGCATCTCGGAGACTTCGGCTCGACGGACGGAACGGCTCGCGCCTTGCGGAGTGATCTTTCTTAGAACTTTAGGCATCGCGGATATTGCAGTCTTTGGCGAAAAGGTTTACGGTGTTGATCATTCTAACTGATTTTCCGAAAGGACAAGGAAATGACAACGCTGCAAAACCTAAGACCCCTTTTGAGTGCGCCCCAGGTGGCCGAGCTGCTGAGCGTGAAGCTGAGGACAGTCTACGACCTCGCCAACCTTGCCGAAGAGGAGCCTAGCAACCCTAAGGCTCTGGGCTTTATGTTTCGTGTTGGTGGATCTTGGCGGGCACGCCCTCAAGATGTCGAAGCGTGGTTGGAAGAGCGGGCCACCGTTCGATACCGCTAGCGGGGAGGGAGAGGACAATGACAAAGAAGAGATGGAGCGCGGTGACGCGCGCAATGTGGACTGACGAGCGCTTTCTCGGACTGTCTGGACCGGCACCCAACGCCCAGACCCTGTGGCTTTACCTACTGACCAACCCTCACCAAATATCGATCCCCGGACTATTGCCCCTGGGCGCGGGAGCCATCGCGGACGGACTCGATTGGTCGAAAGAAGAAGTGAAGGTCCACCTAAAGGAACTCGAGTCGGCAGGAATGATCGAGGTTTGTCATCGACCAGCCCTGATTTTCCTACCCAACGCGATCCACCACAACCAACCCGCAAATCCGAACCAAATAAAGGGTTGGAGGAACGGTTTCGATAACCTGCCCGATACCCGTCTGAGACACATGGCGATTCTGTCTCTTCGGAAGGGTTTGCGACCCTCACTTGTCCACAGCTTCGACTCGTTCTTCGGTGACGCGCTAGACCGCGCCAATGCTCAGTTACAGAAAAAGAAGAAACCAACCCGAAACGGTTCCGGTAACGGTATCGGTAACAAAGAACAAGAACAAGAATATATTGTCCGAGGAAAAAAACAGGTCGAAACAAAGCCTCGTCAGGGTCCCACTCACCGTCATGTGAAGAAGGAGGTCCGGGAGGCGATGAAGGTGGAGTCTCGTCGTCTCGCTCGGGTTCTTCGGGATGTGATAGCGACCCATAGCCCTGACTACATCGAGACTCAGGTTGATGAGTCGCGGTTGGGCTCGTGGGCTTTGGTCATCGATCAGATGTTGAGGTTGGATAAGGCTAAGCCGGAAGAGGTTGAGACTGTGATTCGGTGGGCTCATGTTGACGACCAGAAGGGTTTTTGGAGATCGAACCTTTTGTCTGCCACCTCGCTCCGAAAGCAGTTCACCCGGCTACGGGTTCAGCTTGTGAACCTCGGTCGGATCCACAACCTCAAGACGATTGATGACTGGAAGGCTGAGTACGGAACGTGGGCGATTCGGATCGCAGAGCGCTCGCTCATCACCTCGGGGTCCTTGGACGGCAATTACCTCATCGAGGCTGCAAAGCTCGAAGGAGTACCCACTCCAAACCCAAAAGACGCAGAAACTATCGCATCGTGGGCTGTAACCCGTGTCTAAGACGAGCAACACACCCCCTACAATCAATCCTCACCCCAAAACCCACACCCTGACGCGGAGATCCTAATGAAAAGCCAAGGAACGGCCTCTGAGAGCCTCGTAGAAGAGATGGAAGATCGAGCCTGTGTTGAGTGTGAAGCTATCTGGCTAGGCACCCTCGAATGTCCTTACTGCGGAGCACCTGGAGAGCCCCTAGTAGATGCTGGTGAGACAGTAGAACAGGAGGATCCATGTCCAAAGCTATGGAACTGATCCTGTGGGGTCGAGAGCGCAGTGAGTTACCTGAGATCCCCAAGGGAGACTGGAGAGGAGTTGCTGCTAGGTGCTACCAGAACGCTGTCTTGGAGAACGAGCGCTTCGGTAACGAGAACTGGATCCGACTCATCTGTGGAGCCCTGGCTGTGAGAGCCATGAGGAGAGGATGGCAAGACCTAGCCGAGCAGTATCACCGAAGGTACTGGGAACGCACTGATGAGATCGACAG